CAAAATCATCTAATCTTTCAGGAGACACGTTTACAAATTTTATAACAAGATTAAAAAAGAAAATGGGTGTGACAAAAGAAAACCCGCAAAAAATTGATTCAGCCATAGACGGTCTCCAAAGCAAAGTTGAACTTTATGATATGTTTAAAGCAATAAATGATAAATGGATTTCAGCTAATGACTATACTAAACCTGATGATGATTATCCTCTATTTAAGGATTATCTATTTTTAGATAGGGGTAATAGAAATGTTGGGGATATATTTGTTGATATATCTAAAGTTAATTCATATTTAAAAGGAGCATACATAAAATCAAATGTTTTTACAGTTATAGGTTCAATTATAAAAGACCATAATTTTGTTAGTTTTTTAATGCCGGCATACGTCAATTTTTACGGAAGACAAACTCCAACTAATCCTACAACAGATTTTCAACAAAACAGTACTCCGCCGATTGAATTTGCAAATAACCTTTTTGGGACATTTGATACTGTTGATTACCAAAGTTCAAGTCCAAAAATGTTAAATATATATGTTGATAAACCGTCCCAACAGGTGGATAACAAAAATAAAGCAAATGGATATAAAGATGATGGTTTAGATATTACAATTTGTGCGGACAATACTATTGATTTAAGTTCTAATAAAAAAATAAATTATTCTTTAGAAAATAAAGTTGTCGGATTTGCGGTTGATTTTGAATTACAAAATCAAGGAGTTTTTAAGAAAATAAATGTCAGTCAAGATTTAGGTAAGGCAACTAGTGAATCATTATTAAATGAATATAATACTGCAAATTCGGTTAGTGGTGTAAAAACATCAACTCAAAATGTTAGTTTATATAATATCTATAAAAGTAGAAGTTATAGTTCGTCAGTTGAATGTATGGGTAATGCTATGTTACAACCATCCATGTATTTTGTATTAAGAAATATACCACTTTTTGCTGGGTCATATTTTATAACCGAAGTTAGTCATAGTGTGACAACAGAGGATTTTACAACTTCAATAACAGGAACAAGACAAGCAGCACCAACATTACCAAAAGTTGATAATTTATTTCAAACGATTAAAAGAGAATTATTAACAAATTTAGGTAACATTTATAAGAATCAAAGTTTATCAAATACTGGTTTACCAACTAATGTTGACGCTATTAAAAATAGTATTACAAATTCATTAATTGGTGGGAAAACAATTGATAACGCAATTTCTTGTGAAAAGAATGAAGCGTATGTTGGTTATGTTAAATATAGTGCAGAAACTATTAGTGATGAGTCCAACCAAATAATTATTACATATATTAAGAAAAAATTAACAATTGAAGACAAAATTAAATTATGTCTTTTTGTTATTATTTGGATTGAATCAGGTGATGAAAATAAAATAAATTTCTATGGTAACAATCCTGCAGGTGTTACATTAACGTATGACTATCAGGGAGATTTAAGAAAATATTTTTTACTTTCTCAAGATGCTAATTATTACATGTGTTTAACAAATTCAAAAGGTTATACTCAATCATACGCAGTATTTTATTCTTTAGAAAATCATTTTGATTTTTTAATTGCGGCTTATACAGATTATATTAATCAAGTTGTTACTGACATTTTAAACCCTGTAAATTTTGCAAATCAATTTGCTCAATTTTGGATAAGTAATTTTCCATATCCAAAAACTGCAAATACATCAACAATATATACTGACTATATAACTACAAATAATACAGTATACCAAGAATTGTTGGTAAAAATTAAAAAAGCGTTTGAAATTTATAATAAGGTTATACCTACAAATTAATAATTTCAATTTTAATAGATATTTATAAACAAAAACACTATGAGTACAAAAGAAATTTTAGACAGATATCTTGGAAAAAGTACAAGAATTACTGAAACAGATAAAGGAAATGGTTTCAAAGAAGTATGTGATTTAGATACTGGTGATTGTTATACAATCAGAATGAAAGACGGATTAATTGAAAGAGTTAATAACACTCTTCATACAAATAAAAAAATAAACGTAGAAACAACACAAGGTTTCAAACAATTATTAAACGGATAAGATGGCAATTTCACAAACAATTATTGAAGAGTTAAGACGATATAATAAAATTAACAATTATATCACAGAACAAGAAACTGGAGCTGACCCATTTGCGGCACCGACTGAAGGTGACCCTAATGCGGGATTACCACCTGCACCTGATGCTGGAGCAACACCACCATCACCTGGTATGGATGCCGAAGCGGCACCTGCGCCTGAAGCTGAACCTATAGACGTTGCAAACGACCCTGATGTTGAGAAAGTTGGTGATGAAGGTTCTGAAGAAACAGGTACCGAAGAATTAGAAATTACTGATTTAGTGAAATCACAACAAAATATTGAAACAAAACAAGAAGAATATTTTAATAATCTTTTTAATCAGTTAAATGGTTTAGAAAGTAAGTTAAAAGATATGGAAAGTATTTTTACAAAATTAAATGATATTGAGTCAAAGATTGAACAATACAAACCAAAAACTGCTCAAGAAAAACTTGAACTAAGAAGTTTAGATTCAGGACCATTTAATCAAAAACTATCTGATTTCTTTGTGGATAAAGAAGAAGAAATGGAAAAATCAGGAAAAAATGAATATGTTTTAACTACAGATGAAGTGGAAGATTTCACACCTTCTGAAATTAAAACAACCTTTAATGACTTTGGAGAAGATTCACAATACAAACCTTTGAAATACTAAATTTCAAATTTGACTATCACGGCTGACACACTTATACTTGGATATTAACTAATAAATTATACACACAAAATGGCGACAAATTCCCTAGATGCTGTACTCGCACAGTATGAAAAAGCGAAAAGTGGAGGTAACTCTGCAAACAAAATGTCTCAAGAAGACAGAATGAAAAAATATTTTGCAGCAATCTTGATGCAAAATGAGAACTCAGGACAGAAACGTCTTCGTATTCTACCTACACCTGATGGGTCATCACCCTTCAAAGAAGTATGGTACCACGAAGTACAAGTTGAGGGTAAATGGAATAAAATCTATGACCCAGGAAAGAACGACAACGAGCGTTCACCTTTGACTGAAATTCATGACGAATTAATGTCAACAGGAAAAGAATCTGATAAGGAACTTGCAAAGGCATACAAGCCACGTAAATTCTATATCGTTAAAGTTGTTGACCGTGATAACGAAGCGGACGGAGTTAAGTTTTGGCGTTTTAAACACAATTACAAGAACGAAGGTATCCTTGACAAAATCATTCCGATTTGGAAGGCTAAAGGTGATATCACTGACCCTGTTAGCGGACGTGACCTTATTATAGAATTGACAAAAGCAAAGACACCAAAAGGTGCAACTTACACGGTAATTCAGACTGTAATGCATGACGACCCAACACCTGTTCACACAGATGCTGAGACAGCTAAGGCTTGGACTGAAGACCCACTTACTTGGATGGACGTTTACTCTAAGAAGCCTGTTGAGTATTTGGAAGCGATTGCTCGTGGAGAAACTCCAAGATGGTCATCTGATTTAGGTAAATACGTTTATGGTGATAGTTCATCTGATGAAGGTACTATCGGTGGTTCATATGTTGACCCACAGGCAGGTGCAGAACCTGATGGTGATTTACCATTCTAATTTATAAAAGGGTAGGTACAAGTATATACAAAGTGCCTACCCTTTGTTATTTTTAAACAACAAACAATTTAAATCATAGACATTTATGGCAATAAAGAAAAAAGAATTCTCTCTTGATGCAATTAAAGACAAATATTCCACAAAGACAAAATATAAAGAAACAGACTTTTATGAGGTCGGTGAAGCTTTCCATAATAGTTGCGGTATACCTGGTCCTGCTTTGGGTAACATCAACATGTTTTTGGGTCACTCAAACTCTTCAAAAACGACTGCACTTGTCAAAGCAGCGGTGTCTGTACAGAAGAAGGGGCATTTGCCTGTTTTCATTATCACCGAAAAAAAATGGAGTTGGGACCACGCAGTTGAACTCGGTTTGGTGGCGGAGATGACTGATGGTGAGTGGGACGGTCAGTTCATATTCAACGATAACTTTGATTATATTGAACAAGTAACTGATTACATCAATGAATTATTAGACGAACAAGAAAAAGGTAACATTCCTTATTCTCTTTGTTTCCTTTGGGATTCAGTGGGTTCAGTACCGTGTAAGATGACATTTGACGGTAAAGGTGGAAAGCAACACAACGCATCTGTATTAGCAGATAAGATTGGTATGGGTATCCAAGCTCGTATTACTAAATCTCGTAAAGAGGATTTCCCATACACAAATACAATGGTGGTAGTTAATCAACCATGGGTTGAGTTACCTGACAATCCATTTGGACAACCAACCATTAAGGCGAAAGGTGGCGAAGCTCTTTGGTTAGCATCGGCTCTTGTGTTCTTGTTTGGTAATCAAAAGAATGCTGGTATTAATCACATTACTGCGACTAAAAACGGTAGAACGGTATCTTATGCTATCCGAACTAAAATCTCCGTCCTAAAGAACCATATCAATGGATTAGGATATAAAGATGGTAAGATTATCGCAACCGCACAAGGTTATATTGCTGACGATAAAGATGCTCTTGAAATATACAAAAAAGAGTATTCACAATATTGG